CGGTCCATCATTTCATAGTCAGCATATAACTGCATACGATTCTGATGCATATAATAATTAGAATCATATCCACCTTGTCCACCAACTCGATGTTTATTTGCACCGTGTAATCTTGTATATCTATCTGCTACTTTTGTTTGATTTAAATTACCAACACCTTGTAAACGATTTGTGTCAACTACTCGCAAACGATCTTTGCCGTATGCTCTAACAATTACATTGGTACTAAATAGATTCTGTAAACGTTTTCTTAATGACGCCATATTTTCTTTTTAATATAAATATAACTAGTTACAGAACATGGGTATAATTATAACAACCAAGTAAGATTTTGATCTCCATCTCCGGGATTCCATTGCCAACCAGTATCTTGTGGTCGATTTTTTCCGGTATATATAACTGGGTTAACTTTTTGAAACTGTGATAAAGCTCGCTTGTTTAAATCTATGCCTTGTTGACGAAGTTTTAATGCAGTATCTCGTAGCCATAATGAAATAGCAAATGACATTACAAGGTCATCGTTATATCCTTGTTGTGCTTGTGCTTTTCCATTTAACCATACAAATACTAATAATTCCTGTATAAGTCTACGACTTCGTATTATAGGAGTTTTTTCTCGCATATACATTTCTAATGCGGAAATCATTAATGGACGTGTACGTGATGTTGTTGATACTCCAGGAACCATTTGGCTCTTATCTTTCATATCATAACCTTTTTTCAATTGTACATCAGCATCTGTATATCCATCGTCGCGATATGTATAATGAAGATTTTGATAACCTCTATCTATTGCTGGTTGTATTGCTGCCCAACCGATGTTTGCATTTTCAATTGCTAGCAATGCATTGTTCCATTCTGATGCTACAGTAACTAACATGTTACCAAAATCATTAGGAGGAATTTTTCCTTTATACTCAGCAACCTGCCGTACATCTTGTACATCGAACACGTGGAATGCAGAGAAATCGCCTCCATCGCCTCGAGCTACGTCAGCTACTACTATATAATCGCGAGCATAATCCGGATATTCCCAGATCCAATAGCCATGGTCAAATCCACGCTTCTCTATAGGTTCTTGACATTGCGTTTCATATTCTAATAACAATGGGCCGTCAACTACAGTATGACCTGAACTAACAAAGTCACAATCACATTCTTGAGCAGCACCTCGTTCACCTAATAGTTTAGTTTGTTCATCCCGCCATGTTTGATCTCGTTCTGGGTGTACTGTCCAATGCAGTTTAATTGTATGGAATCCGTTTATATCAGCTTCAGCATCTGCCCAAGTTTGATGAAACCAGTTACCTACACCATTTGGAGTTGATAATACAATTGCGCCTCCACCTGTTGATAGGGTTGCTTGTGATGCAATCCATATTTCTTCAATGTTTCGAATAAAGGCAGCCTCATCTACAATTAACAATGATAATGCTTCTGAACGAGCACCGGTTGTTGCTGATGATACTGCTTTAATCTGTGAACCGTTAGTGAATTTTAATGATAATTTATTATCTGCTTCAACTGCACCCTTAAGCCAACTTGGTAAATTATCATGCATGACACGCACTTTAGTTACTAAGTTTTTTGCTACTTCTTGTGTGGTTGCGATAACTAATACGTTAAAGTCTTCTTTGAACAACATGCTCCATAATGCAAATCCGGCAGATAGAGTCGATATACCCAACTGACGAGATTTCAATATAACATTGTATCTATTATCTCGTAATTCAGTTAATGATGTTTCCTGGAATGGAAATAAATTAAATTTAATCTTACCTCGTTTAGGGTGTTGTATATAACAATAATTCCGCATAAAAAACACAGGATCTTTAGCACATTGCATGTACTGTTGTTGAATGATCTGTTTTATATTTGGCTGCGACATATTATTTTACTACTTCTACAATTAATTTACTTGTTAACACTGCTGTTAAAATACCTCCGCTAAAATATATAACTTTATTGTCATACCATTTCGGTTTTAAGTATTTTTCTCGCTCTACATACAAATTAATATTGTCTTGCAATAAATCAATTTTTTTGTTTTGAAATTGTATATGTAATGAATCTAAACGATTTAACTGTGTTTTAGAATCAATTAATTTTTGTTGAGCTACTATTAATTCGTTGTTAACTGAATCAGCTAACCATAATGAATCTAATGTTTCAGAGATTTCATGAATTTGTTCTTGCGTAAAACAAGTATCCGGCATCTGCGCATTTGCAAATACCGGAAGCATAAATAATAATATAACTAATAATTGTTTCATGTTATTTTTTCTTTTTACGACCTCGATTGGTTTTTTTAAGAATATTTTCTTTAGCTGCTTCAACTGTTTCTGCTGATTTAACTTCTATTGTATCTTTAGATTCTTTTAAATCTTCAACTGTTTGTTCTTGCGTTTTAATATCTTCAACTACTTCTTCTTTTTGTTTAACTACATCGTCAATCTTAGTATCAACATCTTTAATTTGTTGATCATTTTGTGCAATTTTAACATCAGTTTTTGCTACCGTTGTTTTTGTTTTTTTATCTTTACATAATATAATTGCAATAATAGTAGTTACTATGCCGGCGATAAATATATAAAATGCTTTAAGATTCTTGTTCATTGTCTGTTTCCTTGTTTAGATTTTTTAAAAATTCTTCTTTAAATTTATTAAATTGTTCTTGTATCGTACGATCAAATTCTTCAGGAGTCATTTTTGATGTCCACGTTTCAGTAGCTCCATCTCCATTTGATACAAATTCAGCAGCTTGCGTATACGTTTGTCGTAATAGATCAACATCTCTTTCTGCAGTTGCCAACCACGCTAATGCATTTTCACGAATTTTATTTCGTTCATATTGTTCATATTTACCAGATTTTTTTAATTCATGTTCCATTTCAATTGTACAATCAAAACACATTCCATGTATTTTTCTCATTTTTTGATCTAAATGATGAGTTCCAGCACATGTACATGTTGATTTCCGGCAATTTGGAAATGATCTTAAATCTTCTCGTACTTGTTGTAGTATATCGGTATTTTTAGTTTTTTTAACTCGAAACCCTTCACGTTGTTCAATTACATATATAACGCCGCTAATTGGATCGGTTTCTTCCCATATATCTCCAATTTCGTGACGTTCGTTTCGTTTTGCTGTAGACTTTGCGTCACTAAATCCAACCGTTTTTTTAGTTTGAAATTTATGAGTACCATCCAACATTTGTTGAATAGCTTTAACATTTTGTAACTTTTTAGACATAATATTTTGTTTATTAATTAATCTTCTTTATTTTGATCTAAATTTTTATATTTTTTAATAACATGAATTTTTAACATACGTAAAAAAGATTCTTGTTGTTTAGGTTCTAATTTTTTTAATGCTGTATTGATAATTTTACCCATAGCATCTACTCGATATATTGTATTTTTTTCAGAAGCTATTTGATTACCAGCTGAACCATAATCTATTCTCTGTACAGTTTCTGCAGATTGATTTCCAGTCGCAGGAACATCTGTTGTTGATGTCGGTGTAGTCTCTGTCGGTGTTTCAGGTGTAGCAGTATCTGGAGCTGGTGTAGCTGCATCGGTTGGTGCTTGAAATGTTTCTGGAGCAGGTGAAGCTTCTGGTGCTGGTTCTGTTTCCGGCGCCGGCGCCGGTTCTGTTTCTGGAGCTGGTTCTGAAGTTTGTTCTTCTTCAGCCTCAAATAATATTTTTGCAAGCTTTCTTCTAACATATTCTCTAACTAAACGTTCTTTACCTTCTCGTGTTAGATTTTCAATTTTATCTTTAATATTTTTTTCATTATCTTTTTCGTCTTTATCTTGACGTTTTTTTAATACTTTAGCAGCATGTTTAGGATCATATTCGCCATCTTCTAAATCTTTATAAAGACGATCGTCTGCATTATACTTAACAAACATATCGCCAGTATCCACTACTTCTTTATCTGTTTTTCTAAGTACGTTTTGTTGTTTCTCACCAGTAGATTTTGGATTCAATGCTCCTTTTTTATCATCTTCTGTATAATCTTTAAGATCTTTACGAGCTTTTGGTTTTTGTGATTTTTCTAAATCTTTTGGTGCTTTATACTTGCTTTTATGTTTTTCAGCCATTTTTTAAAATCCTAATTTATTATAAATATCATCTTGAATATTTTAATACTCCTAAAATTTGATTAACAGGAGCAAATGCACCGGTTAATTTATATGTATTGCCTTTGTATATGAATACTACGCCTTCTGATGGTACAATTGCTTCAAATCCTCCGAGACGTTGTATACGTGCTAATTCGGTTTTTAATTTAGCGGTAACATCTGGATTTGGATTTTGTTCTAATTCTCGAATAAGCTGTGCCATTTCCGTACGTATTTCTTGTACTGCGTTACTCGGATTAACTGCTAAAAAGTTTTCGGCATTACGTAATACCACTGCGCCTAATCTCAAAAAGATAGTTTCAAATGGCTCTATGTTTTGTTTATAGTATTGTTTAAATTCTTTTTTATCGAATTCACTCATCCATGTTATAAATTCGGGCGATGTAATTTGTTTTTTTAAATTTGTAATATTTGTAGATTTATCAAAAAATCCCCATCGGTATATAAGTGCATTTAAAACATCATCTGTTATATCATATCCTAATTCTTGAGCTTTAGATCGTATAACATCGGCCCACCATGCTCTGTGATATTCTGTTACTCGATCTGTATCTTGTAGATTATACCTATTTCGAAGTTGATCAATTTCATTTATAAATGCTGATTGTTGATCTTCAAAATCTGAAATCCTTCCTATTTTTATTTTTTGTGGAGGTATTATTTTAAATGTTTTTTGCATATGTGCATTAGCTTCTTGTATGATTCGTTGCACTAATCCTCCCCCCGATGCATCAGTTTCTACAATGTTACCAGCTTCGTCATATTCTATTAAATTATGAAATTGTAAAACTGCTGCTTCATATGCAATAACATTTTTAGTTGCTGGATAAATAATTTCCATGTTAGCAAATACACGACCGTTTTTGAATATTTCATTAAGTGTATCTTGCGGTATTCTGCTAAATGCTTCTTGTAAATCTTCACCAGCATTGCCAAATGCTTCAGATATAGGTCCTCGATTATCAAATTTTGCTTGTAATTCTGCAGTACTCATAGGATTAATAACAGTGCCTTTATTACGAGAAAATCCAATTTGTCCATTCTTCCATGTTACTTGTATGTTCTGGCCATCTGTTTTTTCTGTAACTGCTTCTTCAATATCTAAATAACCACCTAATGCCCGAGATACTATTTCTTTCATATCCCCAAATGTTAAACCATGATCATCATATGGATGTGCCATATGTCCGGCAGCACCGCCCTCTGTAATTATTTTTTTTGAAACAGATTCTTGTATTTTTGCACCGAATAATGTTTTAGCAAATTGATCAAAATCATATACAAAATCAGCATCATTATTTTTATTTAAAAACTTACGTAATTTTTTTATTTTAGCATCGTGTTGTTTTTTATTTTTTTCACCCATTGCACCTTCGAAGATCTGTTTCCACCAATCAATAGAATATATAGATTCTTGTAATTTAGTTACAATTTGCCATATATTTTTTATAACATCTTCATCAGTATGAGGATACCCGGTTTTAAATGTTTCGTAGTCATTATTAGCAATAGCATTTCTTAATGTAGTAGCAGATATAGGTTCACCTGTTGCAGATAATAATGGATCTACATCTACACTTAATTCCGTTGCATCAATTCCTGCGGGAATTGTTCTACCTTTTTTATCACCGATAGTTTTATATTTATCTACATTTGGAATAAAATCTTTAATTCGAACATAATCATCACCTTTTTGTGATGCTGCTAATGCATATTTACCGGTAGAATCTTGCGGCAATGCAAATAAATATTCATATGCTGCTACTATAGGAGATGGATATACAGTTGGCTGTACTTGTATCTTTTCACTTTGATTTAATAGATTGAAAATTTCTATGCTTTTTTCACGCGTTACCCCATCGCGAGCATTAGGCCCAATCAACATAATAACACGATTTACTTCTGGTAGCTCTGCATATCGTGTTGCTAATTCCATATGTGCACCGGTTAATGGTTTAAAACCGCCGGGAAAAAGTACTGTTATTTCGTTCATTATAAATCTTTATTAATAAATATATTACGCCCAATTTCCATATGATGATAAAATTCTCCATCCAGAAGTTGTACCTATTAATTCGATAGCAGAATATGTATCAGAACACGACCAAGTTGTTTGTCCATTTATATTATTAACACTAGTACTAGCAATTGTTAATAAACCAGTGCCGGTGCGTTTTGCGTATTTAATTATATATCCTTCAAAAGTAGATCCGCCTCCTACTCGTAGCATATGATCATCTTGTGCGTTTATCATAAGAAAGCTACCAGTAACTTCAAATTGAGGCCTTGTCGTTAAACTAGAAGTTATAGGCGTCCCGGAGTTAACACCAATATATGACCATTCTTCTCGTATAACCGGAGACTTATTATTATTACCTAATATAAATTCGCCACCATCTCCAGAAATTTGAGCTAAACCACCACTTTGTATAAAAATATCTGCATTATCATCTATAATAATTGAATTTAACACAGTTTGATCGAATATAATGGGATTTCCACTTATTTGTGGAATACTATTAATACCATCTGAAAATTGTAAAATCGAACCAATTGGTGCTTGAATTAATGCCATTTGTAATCCTTATATATATCTAAAGCCCATTGCTCCTACATCATCTCTAAAATAAGCTCCTGTTGTAGCAATTTCTATAATACATGTAGCAGTACCGGTACTAGATGTAGGAAAAACAATATCCGCAATTGCTAAAGGATATGAGGTACAACCACCGCCCGGACTTTCATATGCAAACGAACAACTAAGTATAACACGTTGTGCAACTTCTCCTCCTAATTGCCCATTTAAATATAGTTTATAATATGCTGGTTCGTAACTTGAAAATAAACAGTTTCCAACATCATTCATACGTTGTAAATAACTACCAGAATTATCTTTATGTATAACTACGGCTTTATTTAAAATAACAGATGCCGCAGAAACTCCAGATATATCAATATTACTAGCAGATACATTACCATCGGCTGTTATTTGAAAATTACTAGAAGAAATTTCAATATTTCCATTTGCCCCACTAATAAATGTATTTCCAGCACCAAAGAAGAATGTCTCGGTATGTACATCTAATTGAGATGGATCTGTCGCAAATCTAAAATAATTATCTGAATTTGCGTATAATTCTAATCCAACTCCGTTATATGGTATAGCTCCTTTTGTTCCTAAAGAACCAGATAATGCAGATCCGGACCATAATAAAAAACCAGGAAACCCAGCAGTATAGCCTTCATATCCTAATGATCTAATATATCCTGTATTTTTATATCCACTAATTGCTACACCAGATTCTAATGAGTCTGCAACATATAATGAGCCAGTAAGCATCGAGTATTCACCGTCGATATATCTATTACCACCTTCCCAATTTTTATCATATACATAACTAATTTGTTTGCTTTTTTCACTATTAATGTTATAATATTCTGCTTTAAATGAAAGTTGATTGTCTGATTTATGTGATGTAGGTACTAATGTTTTTATCCTAGTATAATTCGGAGAATATCCAGAATCATTATCTGACGTTGTTCGTATATCAGAAACTTGCCATATTCCAGATTCTACTACTAGAAGTAAAACTCCATCACCAGCGGTGTCAGTTTGAAAATTAATTACATAATCATCAAATCTCTGAATATCAGCTGATGTACGTATTTCTCCAATTCGTTTTCCTAATTTAATTGGAAGTTCTTGATTAAAATAATCTGTAACATCATATGAAAATGCACTACCTGATAAATATAATGATAATATAGCATCATCATTTCCTATTTTCGTACCTATAGCATCTATAGTAATTTTATATTGTGAGTTTTCTAAAAATATACCTTTATATGTAGATTTAATTTGTGCTACAGATACTGCATTTTTTGCAGAAATATCAATTGCATTTTGAATTTGCATTGAATTTTGCATTGATGCAGTTAACCATGTTAATGTCGGAGCGGTAGTTTCAGAAAATCCTAAATACGTATGTGCTTCCCAATATGTATCAATAATACTTTGCGTTACAAATGTACCTATACTCTGATCAGGATATAATGATGATGTATCTGTAACAAATATTTCTGTCTCTGTTAATTCAATATCATTAATTAGTTCCCACGTACCAACAGTACCTTTATTATTCATATATAATTTTATACGATTAATATCTCCTGTAGCCGGTTCTAAATTATTAATTTGTATTAATGCAAAAGATTCAGAATTTTCTGTAGGTAAATATTGTGGTGTAGATTCATATGTTAATGAAAATGTAGATGAATCAAAAGTTTGATATGTATGTGTGGAAATACTTTGGCTACTATAAACTATATATTCTGTATCTAATAAAGCTAATGTTGGACTTAATATTTTTTTTATTTTAGATGTATATATATTTGACGAAATTGTATATTGTGGAGTAGGTAACGGATTTGATGGCGTTGCTATTGTAATAGTGCCAGTTGACATATCGTTAATAAATTGACCACCGCTTAATTCTAAGGCTGGTTGACCATTATATGAAAAATATCTTACAGTTCCAGTATTATATATCGGAAACTGTGTAGTTTGGTATATTCTATCTAAATGTGGACCTATTTGTTCTGTTACAATTAATTCTGGTAATGTTTCGAAAATTATTTCAGATATATTTGAAATGTTAGGATTAACAGGTACACTTCTAGACCATTTTATATTAGGTCGGCCTTTCCATTCAGTAGGTACATTTTCAGCTTCAGCTAATAAAGTAATTGTACAATCACCAGGAGATGTTTCTTCGTAAATATAAATTGAAATTACTCTAGATTTATCATCATCGATATAATCTACAACTTCGTGATATATAGGATCACCGTTATAATCTAAAATTTCAATATTTAAATATCCACCTACTCGTAAATTAGTAGGATGACCTCTTAATTTAAATAAATTTTTTCCAGATGTTAAACGTGTAGGAAATTCAGTAATTTGAAAATAGTCCGGAGATGTTAAAGATGTATCTTCTAACCAAACTGATGTAAATTGTAAACCTTTATAAACTGCTTCTTTACGTTTCATTCACTGATATTCTTTTTTATATAAATATCAGTTATATTGAATCTGGCTGAATCCGTTTATTTTGTTTACTTCAATTAAATTATCAACCATATCTCGCATAGTATCAACGTGAGATATAATAATAGAAAAATCAAACTTAGTTCGGAAGTAATCAAACAAATTAACTACTGCAGAAATATGTTCGGCATCTAAACTTCCCCACCCTTCATCGATAGCAATAAAATTAGGACGTGGTAATGCAGACACGTTGATAAGTGCTATTCGAATTGCAAGAGATGATATAAACCGTTCCATACCTGATGTTAATTCTAATGGCCAGAAATTATCTTCATCATAAATAATATATCCGTTAATATTTTTACCATCGCTTTGAAGCACCATGTTAAAATCTACTACTTGATTAAGAACATTGTTAATCTCAGTTTCAATTTTAGGAATAGCTTTTGAAATTAAATCATATGGTACTCCATCACGCTTGATTGCAGATAAATAGTATTCATACGCTTTATATTCTGTTTCTAATTTTTTATATTTATCTAGTTGTTGTATTGCTTCTGTTTTAGTTGTTTTAGCAACTTCAATCATTCCGTGTTTCTTTTTAATAACATCAGTTATATTTTTTATAACACCATTTAATTCTGATATCTTAGATTTAAGAGCAACAATTTTAGAATCTATATCAGTGTTATGTATAATTGCTGATTCGTTAGCACGAAATGATTCTTGTCGTTCTAAACACATTTCTAATTCAGATTCTCGTGTTTGTAAATCACTTTCTAACAATTCTAATTGCAATTGTTTAA